ATTTGTATGGAAAGAAGGTTGCAAGGGAAGCGGCTGAAAAAGCCTTTCAAAAAATCAAACCCGACCTTTACCCCGTTATAAAAACAAATATTCCGTTTTTCGTGGCGGCGAATACCGACCTGAAGTTCCGCCCCAATTTCGCATCCTATTTAAACGGGAAGCGATGGGAGGACCAAATAATTGCAAAATTAACAACTGAAATTTCTAAAAATAAAGCAACTTTGAACGATGATTGAACAAAATATACTGGCTTGTTTTTTGATGACGGATTCATCGAAGCAGCATTTAACACGAACAAAACACGAATGGTTTTCGGGTTGGCACGGCGAATTGGTTAAGATTATGCAAGATATGTATATATCTAACACCCCGATTGGGTTGCATACGGTGTACCAATATTTTCCCACGAAAGCGATGGAGTTAGCCCAACTTACAAACCGATTCGTCACCGATTTGCACCTTGAGAAAGAACTTTTAATGCTGGAGGTAGAGTGGAATAAACGCTACCTTTTAGAAAACATTGCAAAGATTCAGGGGGCTTGGGATTTGGAAACCATTCAAAACTTTTTGGAGCAAATAAACCACGATTCACGGGTTGTCCAAAAGAACCATATCAAAAGTATGGGCCACGTTGTGGGTGCCAAATTGGATGAATTAGAACAACGCATTACCAATAAGGACTTTATGAAAGGTCTTCAAACGGGATGGCTTACACTTGATAAATATATCGGCGGTTGGAATAAAGGAAACTTGATTGTGGTAGGTGGAAGACCAGGTATGGGTAAGTCCGCACTTGGGTTAAATTTCTGCATTGACGGAAGCCCATTTGCAAAATTTGTTTTTGTTTCAATTGAAATGTCCGAGGATGAATTAGCCGAACGAATGATAGCGGACCTTATCAACGTGGAAAATTACAAGGTTCGGAATGCTAAATTAACTATGCCTGAATTGGAAAGCGTGGTTACTAAAATGGGAACGCAAAGCGATTACCACGTCGTAGACACGAAAGATAATAACGTTTACAATATTATTTCGATGCTCAAAATACATAGGGCTAAATACGGGTTGGATGTCGTGGTCATTGATTATTTACAAAAATTAGAGGCTGGAGGCCGTGACCTAAGGACCAATGTAGGGATGGCATCCACGGCACTCAAGAACTTTGCCCGTGAGTTAGGGATAACCGTTATTGCACTGGCTCAATTGAATCGAGATGGCAAGAACGCAAGGCCTGAATTAACGGAACTAAAAGAAAGCGGACAAATCGAGCAAGATGCTGACGTTGTTTTGTTTCCGTTTAGACCAGCGTATTATGACGAAATAAAACCCGACGTCGAAGATTCAATGGTTATAATCGCCAAAAACCGCCACGGGAAGTGTGTAGATATTCCGACTTTATTTTACGGGCCGCAAACGAGATACCGAGAGAATGTTGAACCACCAAAGCAGAACCCGTTTCAATAATTGTATTTTGTAAAATAAAAAAGTATATTTGAAAATGAAAATTCCACCATTGCATTACGCCGTTGTATTGTTATCTGAGGATTTTAATATGAACGCCTCTCAGATATCCGAAAGGTTGGAAATGTCGCTGCGGTACGTTTATAAAATCAAAAATACATACCGAGAGGGCGCAACGCTTACCCCCAATTACGAACACCAAAACACAAGTCACACATCAGAAAAAAGAAAAGCAAAATATGTTAACACCAACAACTGATTTTTACGCCGAATACCTGAAGATAAAGGCGAAAAGCACACGGGAAGCCAATTTCCAAACAAGGCAAATTGAAGCCCTCCAAAACGAACTGGCCACTTTACGCTCCAAACATCGGAGGGAAGTAGGCCAACTAAGGATGGAAATTATAAACCTTAAACGGGATGAGATGATAAATTTCGACGCTCAATACCTTATTGATTCTAAACGGATGATATTTCAAGTCGCTGAATTTGTCGGGTGTACATACGAGGATTTAATTGGAAAATGGCGAATGCGTGAAGTTGTTATCGCAAGGCATATTTTATTTCATTATTTTCGTTATAAAATGGGAATGAGATTAAACCAAATTGGGGTTTTATTTGACCGTGACCATTCAACCGTTATTCACGGGGTGCGAAAGGTTCAGGAGTTTATCGACAATCCGAAGTATTACAAGCAAGAAAACATTTTAATAGAAAAAATTTACGGAGGTAACAAATGAGCATCAAAGCCGTTTGATAACCAAATAAACAAAAATATGAGCATCAAGAAAAATAGTTGGAACGAGCAACACTTGACCCAAGGGCGGATGGTAGCATTTCGCCCCAAGTTAACCGACAAAACCCGAATAGGTCAGTTGGTACATTGCGATGGTAAAACCGCAAAGGTGGAATTTGCCGAAGGCATCGAGGTAGTATTGGCCGATGATTTAACCCCAATTTTTAGTAAGATAGCCCCGTGAGTGAAAGCAAACTACAAATTGCAATGGTGAAATGGTTTAGTTTCTTTTATCCTAAGCGTTATTTGATGGCCATCCCCAACGGGGGAAATCGTAGCCCGATTACTGGAGCCATTTTAAAAGCCGAAGGCGTAAGGGCGGGAGTTGCTGACTTGTTTTTAATGGAAGCCGTTGAACCTTACCACGGTCTTTGGATTGAGGTTAAATTGGAAAAGGGTAGGCAGTCAGATAAGCAAAAGGAATTTCAGCAAATTGCAACGGATAAAGGTTATAAATACATAATTGTGCGCACAATGGACCAATTTCGTGATGGTGTTAATGATTATTTACAAAATAAAATATAAATTTGAAGTGTGCTAACAATCCAAGCAATAGCGGCTCGACATTCCGAATGGATTAAAATGGCTAATTACTTGGGTAGCGATAGCCCCGAAGATGTGGTTCAAGAAATGTACCTTAAACTTTGCGAGGATATCGATATGGTTGCGCGAATTGAGTATAAAAAAGGCGAGGTAAATTCTTGGTATATCTTTTCGATACTGCGGAGTAAGATTGTGGATGCCCATCGAAAGACCAAAAGGGAATATTATGATGAAACATTGTACGACCCGATTTTGCCGCCCGATGATTCGGAAAATGAGTACGAAGAATTGATGATTGAGATAAAATTAACGATTGATAAAATGAGCGATTACGACCAAATGTTGTTAGAGTTACATTTTGTTTATAAATTGTCAATGAGGGAAATTGAGAAGCGAACTGGCATCCCTTTACACTCAATTTTCAACCGCTTGATGAATGCCAAAAATTTAATTAAATTCGAAAACAATGGAAAATATAAAAGTTACTGCGAAGCACTCGACCAAAAAGAGGCCATCGCAAGGCCTCGGCGATACGATAGCCAAGGTGACCAAGGCAACGGGTATTGAAAAGGTTGTTAAGTTTATTGCGGGTGAGGATTGCGGATGCGATGAGCGCAAAGTAAAGTTAAACCAAATGTTTCCGTATGGAAAACAACCCCTTTGTTTAACCGAAATGGAATTTCAATGGTTTCAAAATTATAAAAGCCAAAATGCAACGCATCTTACCAAAGATATGGCCGACCAAATAAGCCAAATATGGAGCCGTATATTTCAGGCACGAAGAGTTTACCGACCTTGCACTTGTAACCCACGGGAGTGGTCTAAAATGGTCGAAGAGATAAATAAAGTATACGAGACGTATGAACATTGAGATTAAAAAACTAAGCGAATTAAAACCCGCACCATATAATCCAAGAGAATCCACCAAAAGACAAGAGGCGGATTTGGCGAGGTCATTGGAAAAGTTTGGAATGGTAGAGCCAATTATTTGGAATAAACAAACTGGATACATTGTAGGCGGACACTTTAGAGTCAGGGAATTAATTAAGCAAGGTTACGAGGCTATTGAATGCGTAATCGTAGACCTATCCCCCGAAGATGAAAAGGAGTTAAACATAAGACTAAACGCCAATACGGGCCAATGGGATTGGGATTCAATTGCAAACAATTTTGAGATTGAGGAAGTATCGGATTGGGGATTAAGCATTCCTATCGAGGTTTTTGATGAAGACGAAGATGAGCAACCCAAAGAAAAAAATCCCTACACCAAAAATATTACCCTAACTTACTCCATCGAAGAGGCCGAGCGAATCGAATCCGAACTTTATAACATCGCATCGACTTTGGAACAAGCCGTGCAAATATTGATACAAAAATGAAAGCATATCGTAACACACTTAATACCCTACCCGATGACTTCACCCCCGTACTTGTATTTGAAGCGGGAAACGAAGTGGCTTACGTTGGATACCACGATGAGGGTATTTGGTTTGAGGCCCACACGGGCGAACCATTGCAAGAAGTAACCTACTGGATGCCGATTCCGCTACTACCATACCAATGAAAAAACATACGGCTTTATATTTTAAACATTTTGGCTATGACAAAAGCGACACAATTATGTGTGAAGTCTGCGGAGCGGTTGCAAAGGATTTACACCACATCGAAGCCCGTGGAATGGGCGGTAGTAAGTATGCGGATAATATTGGGAATATAATGGCCCTATGTAGACCGTGCCACGATGAGTACGGCGATAAAAAGCAACATAAGGAAATGTTAACCCAAGTGCATTACCGAGTTTTAGGTATAGAAAAAGCAACCATTGCAGACGATGAGCAACAATAGAATAATAGTGTTAATCGATTCGGTCGGAGCCGTGGAATACCATCGCTTGGCTATGCCGTTTGAATACATCAAGGAGCGGACTAAGATTACCTTTGCCGTTCAAGAAAAGGAAATTAACGCCGTGGATTTTTCCGAGTACGACGTTTGTGTAATATCGAGGTATTTGGTGAATATGGATAAACTACGGGAAGCCAAAGCAAAGGGCCTAAAAATCATAGTTGATATAGATGATTACTGGAACGTGCCAAAATACAATCCCGCTTATAAGATTTACAACGAAAAGGGCAAGAAGTCAGTAATTGAAAGCCTAAAATTAGCCGATATGGTTTGGGCCACTACTTGGCAACTTGCCGAAAAGGTAGCCGAGATAAATCCGAATGTACACATAATACCAAACTACATTGATACAAGCGTAAACCAGTGGCACGAAGTCGCTGAGCATCCGTTTACAATTGGGTACGTTGGTGGCTTTTCTCACCTCGAAGACTTGAAATTACTACGGGGGCAGATGGAAACGATATGCACAAAATACAACGCTCGTTTTTTACTATGCGGTTACAAGCATTTAGACCCTTTGTACTTGGAATTTGAACGGGCAGTTCACGATAGTAAGGATAGACCTGATTGGTTTTGGGTTGCCGAGGCTACGAATGTATTGCAGTACGGCAAATACTACGCACACATTGATTTGGTGTTAGCCCCATTAGCCAAGACCAATTTTAACCGACACAAAAGCGAATTGAAAATAGTTGAAGCCGCCGCCTATAAATTACCCATTGCCGTAAGTGACGTGGAACCCTACACAAACCACGCTGAAAATGAGGGGGTAACCTTTGTGAAAAATAATGATTGGGTAACCGCCGTGGGCGAGATGATTGAAAGTAAAAAGCTAAAAGAGCAAGGGCAAAAGAATTTTGAATACTGCCAAGAACACCACAATATTGATACGATAAACCAAAAGCGGATGCAACTGCTTGAAATGATTTGATAATGATTTGAGAATTATGGCAAACCCTGAAAACATAATACCACCACAAAAAGGCGAAGTTCGGAACCCGAATGGTAAGCCTAAAGGAACGAAGAACCGAAGCACGATTGCTCGAAAGTGGTTGGAAACAATGCAGAACGCAAAGAATCCAATAACTGGCATTGATGAGAACCTAAGCCAAGAAGATTTGATAACCTTAGCAATGATACACAAAGCCCGTAAGGGTGACGTGGCGGCATATAAGCAATTAATGGATTCTACCTTTGGTATGCCAACGCAACCAATAGACTTACAAACCGAACGCCCTATTTTTAACGGAATAGATTTAGATATAAAAGAATGAGCAACACAAGTCCTAAGCACTACGGAGGCGAAATAGAATGCATTGAGTGCATTAAAGCCTCAATGTCAAAGATTGAATTTATGGGATACCTAAAGGGCAATATAATAAAATATACTTGGCGTTATCGGAATAAGAACGGCCTTGAAGATTTGCAGAAATGCGATGTGTATCTTCAATGGTTGATTAAAACACAAGAGGAATTTTAATGCTGCAACAAACCACCGCCCAAAAAAAGATTGCACGTTTAAATAAGCGTGTTCGCATAGTTAGGGGCGGAACAAGTTCGAGCAAGACGTTTAGCATTATTCCAATGCTTATTACCTATGCCGTAAAAACACCAAGGTGTGAGATATCGGTTGTGGCGGAATCCATCCCGCATTTACGAAGGGGTGCGATTCGTGACTTTCTGAAAATTATGGAAATGGTTGGGATGTATGTGCCTGACAAATGGAACAAGTCAAGTTTAACGTACACCTTTTCCAATGATAGTTTTATTGAGTTCTTTTCCGCAGACCAACCCGATAAATTACGAGGCGCAAGGCGTGACGTTTTATTTATAAACGAGTGTAACAATATTGAGTGGGAAAGTTACTACCAACTTGCAATAAGAACCAGGCGTTTTATTTATTTGGATTACAACCCCGTTAGTGAATTTTGGGTTGATACCGAATTGAAGTCGGACCCCGATTCCGAAATGGTTGTTTTAACTTACAAGGACAACGAAGCCCTTGATAAAAGCATAGTAAAGGAAATAGAAAAGGCAAAGGAAAAAGCGAAGACCTCGGAATATTGGGCCAATTGGTGGCGTGTTTACGGATTGGGCGAAATAGGCAATTTAGAGGGGGTTGTATTCAGTAACTACCAATTAGTGGACTCTATACCCGATGAGGCAAAGTTAATTGGTTACGGCTTGGATTTTGGATATAGCAACGACCCCACCGCATTGGTTGGAGTTTACCTATTTAACGGACAAAGATACATTGACCAAATACTTTATCGCACTGGTATGATGAACGGGGAAATAGCAAAGCATATCGAAAGCGGCGTTATTTGTTACGCTGATTCTGCCGAGCCAAAAAGCATCGAGGAAATCCGAAGGTATGGCAAAACTATTCGAGGGGTGACCAAAGGCAAGGACTCGATTAATTATGGTATTCAGGTTATGCAAGAGCAAACCTATTTTATAACCAAGCGAAGCACCGACCTAATTAAAGAACTACGGGGGTACATTTGGGATAAGGACAAAAGCGGCAACACTATGAACCGACCCATTGGGGTGGACCACGCACTTGATGCGTTCAGATACCACGAAATGGAAGCCATCGGGATTAAGAGGAATTTTGGTCAGTACGACGTGCGATAATTATTTTTAAAATATTTTCATTGCGTATTGCAAATATAAAAAGTATGTGTATATTTGCTGTATGGAAAACACACTAAAACAAATCACATTGGGTCAAGTTAAGCAAATCGCTGCGGAAGTATCTAAATACTTTGAGTTAACCAGCAACGCTACTTATTACAACATCATCGACAAAAAAACCCGTAAATGTTCTATTCAGGGCGGCGATAAAAATTTGACTTATGGCGATTTTTACGACCTTATTCAATACAATTATCTTTGCCTTGTTGGTGAAAATGGTTTGTATTTTGATTGGCAAATTAACGGCGTGAATGTTACACTTGACCGCAAGAAATACGTTTACAAAATACAATCCAAGGTTGTGCAACTAATTTGCGGATTTGAGATAAACACGGGGGCTTAACGCCCCTTTTTTTTGCCCTTAAAACATTTGGGCTTTTGGGCGTTATTTAAGTATGGAAATAACGATACCAACCCACCTGAGCGAAGTGCCGCTTTATCAAATGGTGGAATACAATTCACTACCGCATCAAGAAGAGACCGAACGGGGAATAAAAGCCGTTAGTATTTTTTTAGGGCTTACAAATAGCGAAACCGCACGTTTACCTTTAAAGGTACTTAATAAGGCCGTAGAGCATATCTCTAAATTCTTAAACGAAACCCCCGAACTTCAAACGACATTCGAACACAAGGGCGTTAAATACGGATTCATCCCGAATATTGATGACATCACAACGGGCGAGTTTATTGATATTGAAAACTACCAAAAAGAACCCAAGGACACTTACAAAGTTTTAAGCGTTTTATATCGCCCTATCATCAAGGAAGGCCAAGGCAAACGCTATCTTATCGCCCCGTATAAAGGCGAGGTAAACGATGCTTTTAAAGATATGCCGAGTGATGTTGCATTTGGTGCGCTGCTTTTTTTTTGGCGTTTAGGAATCGACTTATTAGCCTATACCCTGAAATCTTTGGAGCAAAAGAGGGAAGTGCTGACGAAAACCAATTCTCAAAAAAATGGGGTTGGATGGGGTTCATACACCTACTCACTGGAGGAGATGTTACAAAATTTGGACAAATTAGCGAACTTCCCATTCATACCTCTTTCGTGTGGGGTGCTTACAAAAGCGATATGGCTGAACTTGAGCGACAAATTATTAATAAAAAACGATGAGTAAAGATAATTTAGGCGGAATATTCGCCATACTAAAAGAGATTGCGGATGAGTTAGGTTGGAATTATAGCCACGGGAATATGACTGAAAAGTCATTTAAGGCCGTAAACGTATATCCATTGCAACACGTCACCATAAACAATATAACCGTTCAAGAACAAATCGCCACCTATTCGGTAAATATCATAATTGCGGACCTTGTTAATTTTCTGAAGACCGAGAACGAAGGACTAAATCCCGTTGTTCTTTATTCTGAAATCGGTTATACTGAAAATACCAATTACGCTCACGTTTTACAAGAACTTTACGTCTTGTTTAATTTGAAGGTACGGGAAAAGCGGTTGCAATACGCTGAAGATGTAAATATCGTTTACCCTTTGACGTTTAATCCGTTTATAGATGCCGAGGCGGATGTTTTAGCGGGTTACACCATAACCCTAACTATTGAAGGCAAAGCCCCAACCGTTATAGATTGCTATAATGAAGTATAAATTAACCGCTATCGTTGTAAAGGATGCCGCCAATTTTATGGCTAAGGCTGCCCAATTGACTTTACAAGCCAAGCATACCCGCACGGCTATCCGAGCCAGTTGGAAAAAGGTCGGTTCATCGTGGGAACCCACAAGTGTAACCAAGCAAAAGATAAGGGCGAATTATGTTGCCTCGGGAAACTTAGTGCGAAGCATCCAACCCGTTGCCGATGGTTTAGAATTTGGAATTGAGTTTGATTCATACGGCCAAATGTTAATAAACGGCCGCCAACCCTTTGGTAAAAATAAAGGGGGCAAAGGAATCCCACCAAGCACACTAAGGGAGTGGGGCAAAATGCGGAACCTGAGACCGAAAGACCCTAAGTCGGGGCAATTTATAAAGAACACGGAATCAAACCGCAAGGCTATGTTTTTTATGATGAATCGTAAAATAAAACACTTTGGTATTGAGCCGTTTGATTTTGTGAAAATGCCACGGCGATACACACTTGATAAATATACCCAACCTATAAAAGATGCCATTAGGCAAGATATAACTAATACAATAGCAAACCGATGAATTTTAACGTACAACCAAGCGGAGTAGTGGGGGCAAATAGCCCTATAATTTACCAATTTTTTGATGCCCTTTATACATCGACTAACTTTTATTATAAAGTTGAGGTATTTGTATGGACTGGAACTACGACCATACCCGCCTCGCCGATTGCAGTAATTGAGCGAGTACCTGATACTTTTGCAAGTGGTCGGGCCTTTGTCGATATTCATAAAATTGTTCAGCAATATTTGACTAACGATTTTTTCACGGCTTCGGGTTACAAGGTAAACATTAACGGAGGTGCGGTAAATTGTGCCGTTAAGGTTCAAGGCTATTATACCACGGGTTCAAGTAGTAACGTGACCGCTTTAATTACCTCCAATGTGGTTTTGGCCACAAATGGGTATACATATATGGCCGATGGTTTTAACGACCCATTGGTTACAACGGGATTGCTTACCTCAAAATCTAAATTCATTATTCCAATTGGTACGCCATCGTATTACGTTTGGTTTGATGCCAGTGTGGTTACTGAATTGGAAATTGACGTTACTGCGGTTACCCCGAACACCGTTACGGGAACGGCAACACGGATACAAGGTGTGGACTTGGTGCAACTATACACAAATGCGGGGGTAAGTGGCGATGCGACCTTGTTAGTTACTGCGGGAGCGAGTCAATTTGCCTTTGCAATCGAACGCCCTTGCCAAAATAGATACGGGTTAATTCCCTTGCATTTTTTAAATCGATGGGGAGTATACGAGTCTTATGTATTTAATGCTTTACACCGAACACAAATAGACGTAACCCGTGAGACATTTCAACGGGCAATGTTTGCTCAAACTGATATGAGCGCACGTTGGACCTACGGATATCAAATAAACACGCCTTACTTGATAAACGCCAAAGAAAAATATACTTTAAATTCAAATTACATTCCCGAAGATGATAACGACTCGGTGCAACAAATGTATTTAAGCGATAACATTTTATTGCAAGATGGGGCGATTAAGAGCGCAACCATTACCGATTCATCCCTTGGATTTAAAACCCGCACAAACGATAAATTAATTGACTATACCATTAACGTGGAAGTAAATTCACCCCTAATTAATAAAGTGGTACGATGAGGTTTTCACTTGTTATTGATGGCAAGGTTGTGGATTTGTTCAGCGATGAAACGATACAACTTACAAGGGCTATAAAAGATTTTTTAACCACCCAAGCCCGTACCGATTTTACCCAACAATTCAACATACCAAGCACATCCGTAAACGACCCAATATTCGATAATTACTTTGACGAAAATTCGGTTCTTAGCGGTTGGAATGCTTACGTTAAATTAGATGCGATTATTTACATTCACTCAATACCTATTTTCCACGGGTGCGTTGAACTAACGGGGGTGGAGTATAAAAACGGATTGCCACGGCAATACAATTTAATTTTTTACGGGCAAGGCAAAACGGCGATAGCGGATTTTGGCGAGAAAACTTTGCCTATGGTTAACTGGACCGCTTACAATCACACGGTCAATTATTCAAATGTCATTGATTCGTGGTTCGGAACTTTGCTAAGTGGAAAGGTGCTTTACCCCGTGGCCGATTGGCATATCGGTTTGAGTTATTGTAAGGTACCCGTAATCGACAATAATTTGTATCAAGGTGGCTTGGCTATAAATGACCTCCGACCCGCTTTGCTTTTATCCGAAATGGTAAAGGCTTGTTTTTTGGATATTGGCTATACCCTGAGCGGTTCACTTTTTGACCGAGATAATTTCACCGACCTTTTTGTCATCCCAATGAACGGGGCGGGGCCAGTACAAAATACTAATAACGTAGATGCGAAAATAAACGTAAGCCGAGGAACTATTTCAACGCCATCGAGTTCCTTTCAAAATCAACCCGTTATTTTTACAACCGTTACAAGTGACCCTTTAAGTTTATACAATTCAACAACGGGGGTTTACACGGTTCCATTTACGGGCGAGTATAAATTTAGATTGACAATAAATATTACTAACGCTACCGCAAGTCCTTTTAATTATATAACTATTGGAACAAACGCAACAAATCAAGTTTTTTCTTATACTGCAACGGGCGTTTATGTAGAAACCCCAATATTCCAATTGAATAAAGGCGATGACTTTAAAGTTTTATATTTTTTATTAGCCTCAACATATAATTCCATTCAGTTAGAAATTATTGAAGTTCCTTTTGGTATCGATGGCAGCACTTTAAACTTTGAGGTTGTTATGCCACCAATGAAAGTGTCTGATTTTATTAATGGGTTTTTAAAGACCTTTAATGCGGTTTTAATTCCCGTGGATGCAACTGAATTTGCATTGCATAATATCGATGATTATTACGCATTAGGTGTTAAAAAGGATTGGACTCGTTATATCGATATGGTCGATATCAAGCACGAAAAAGTGCCTATCCCAAAGCAAATAACAATGAGCCACGCCGAGGCGGAAGATATCGCAAACGTACAATATACGAGCGTAAACAATCAGGCGTTCGGAAGCGTAAAGGCATCGCCCGAAGTTGACTTTGCCGATGAGGCGTTGGAAATAGAAAGCCCGTTTACTTTATTGGTGCCATCGCTCATTCGGGAAAAGGACTTAAAAAATGTTGTTGTAAGGGATACCGAATTACAAATACCCGTTTTATTAGATGGGGATTTTAAGCCAGTGAAAGCGGATTTGTATTTGGCGTATTTTGTTGAGCGCAGAACCATTGCGGTAGATACCTACCAATTGGAAGGCATAGACCAATTTAGTTATCCGCTTATAAGTTCGTATCAAGATTTCCCGACCACATCGGCCACGAATAGTTTGGCGTTTGGAATGGAGGCCACGATTAGCGGTAACGCCCCGACCAATACTTTGTATGTTGAATTTTTCCGCAGTTACTTGAGCCGTGTAATGAGCAGCAAAAGCCGAATAGTTTATTTTAGTTCGGTTTTACCCGTGAATGAATGGTTGCAGTTGGAAATGAACGACACGATTTCAGTATCTGGTAACCTTTACAAAATCCAAAATATCCAATACGACATTTTAAACGAACGGGCCGAATTGGTTTTAATCAGTTACCCGAATATAAATGTTCAGACCTATACAAGCACGGGAAATAATACGGGTTGGACTAACGGAGCAACTAACACCGATGGTTTAACAACTTTAAACGGGGATGCCGTTGGGCGTGGTGTGACAAATTCAAAACCACAATTTGGTGGTGGTACGGGCGTAACGGTATTGGGCCAAAAAACATTTGGTCAAACCAATATGCAAAAGGTCCGTGATATCGTCAATGAGTTGGTAAAGGACCGAAGTGTGGCGGTTGTGTTTAATGATGCACCCGTGACCATCGTAACCCCTACCGATAATTCGTATATTAAAGTAGGTTTAAACACGGTTCAAAGTTTGGGTAACACTTACTATTTTACCAACGCATCGGGTAGCGTAACGATAAACGCATCGGCGAGGTATAAAGTAACGGCGGAGGTTTCAATAGTTTATCCAAGCAACCACATTGTGGCTTATTCAATTACCATAAACGGATTAATAACATCGGCATACGCAGATTTAGAAAAACGGGCCGTTACTGCCTCAATAAGCGAGGTTTTTGATTTGACCGAGGGTTCAATTGTCGAAGTTAAGTTTGCTTGTTTAGAAAATCACGCCGTTACTATTGAAGTGGTGTATTGCAAATTAAGATTAGAAAAAATATGATAGGTGAAATAATAAAATTAGTCCAAGCCGATGAATGGCGTGGAGTATCCCAAAGGGTGGAAATCGCTAAGGGGAAAAATAAAATTAAACGCAATTGGGCGGATGTATACACATATTTTAAAAGACTACAACAATGGCCGAAAAAATAAAATTCACAATCGATATCGATGATACTGGCAGTGCGAAAGTTGTCGATAATTTAGCCGATAAATTAAACGATGTAAAAAAAGCGGGTGGCAAGGCCGCCGATGGAATCGAGGAATCGAGCAAAGCGGCCAAGAAGGGTGAAACATCGTTTAAAAAACTTGGTACATCTATTAAGGGTGGGTTTGCCGTTGGTGCTGCCATTAAGGGTTTAGATTTGTTGGCTCAGGGTTTAATGTCAAACCAAAAAACCCAAGATATTTTCAATAGGGCAATGATTGTTTTTCAAGGGGTAATAAACGGAACCGTTGAAGTATTAGAGCCATTTTTTAAAGTTATAATGAGGGCGTTTACATCGCCAAAACAAGCGTGGGATGATTTAGTTGGCGCATTTGAGTCGGGGGCCAAGTGGATAAACCAAAACATTATACACGGCGTTTTGAACTTTTTTATAATGCGCATTAATGATTTGGAAATTGGATTTTTAAAAGCCCGAAAAGCGTGGAATGATTTAACAAGGGATTTTGAAGAGAGCGCAGAAATACAAGATAAAATAAAC